TATAAGAGTACGAAGTCGTTAGAGTTCTTGCGCAATTTAGTGGGCAGAATAAAGCCCAGTTGTGTACTAGAATTAGGCACAGCCTTTGGTGCATCAGCGGCATACATGGCGGCAACTATTGGAGATGGTACAGTTATTTCTATTGACAACTATAGTGGTATGTATGCTAAGGACGTTGCAAATGTGCAGACCATCATGGACCGACTAGGTTTTGCGGATAAAGTTACTTTGATAAAAGGTGATTCCCGCAAATCCGGTGAGGTGCTAAAGCAAGCGGGAATTGTTGTGTCACCAGAGATAGTGTTCATGGATGCCGATCATAGCTATAACGGCTTGGTGGCAGAATATAGTGGATTTGTGGCAATGCTGCCAAAGAAGCACATCGTCATTGTCGATGATGCGTTGGCGGATGCCAAAGACGAGGTCAAGTTCGTCAGTGAACTAATGTGCAAGTATGCGTTCTGTGTTACAATCAAGAATCTTCATAATGGTATATCTTTGCTTTGTACCGACAGTGAGTATTTAATCAAAATCGCAGATTCTATCAAGGACGTGATCACACATGGGTGAAGCTGAGTTGATTATTCCGATGACGCCCGAGCGCAAAGGCAGGACTAGGATATTGCTTCCTTGTGGTATAGGGGATGTGTACTGGTCGCTGGTGAAGTTTCAATCTTTTTGCAAGTACCATAAAATAAAAGATAAACCGGCGGTTGCTATCATCACCACTACTCCCGATATTCAGTACGCTGGTTCGGAGTTTCGGTCCCTGGCCTTTCTAAAGATGGTCCCTTTTGTTGACATTGATGATCCACCCAACCGTGAAGCGCGGCCTAAGCCCACGCCAAAGTGGCTGAACGATATCTACATGGAAATGTGGCACGGCCATAAGACCGACCATCCTGGTTTTATGGGCTACGATCACTTTCTGGTCTACAATGGGGCCTCAATCACTAGTGGCATTCCCTTGGAGGAAGTTGACGATCTAGAGTGCGACTGGTATTTCCCTATAACGGTGTCAGATGAACAGAAGCAGTTTCAGGCTGAATGCCAGAAGCAGTACGGCAAGTATGCCATGTATCTGTGGTCAATTTGTGGCGGTGGCTATTCAGTTGAACATCATGTAAAGGAGTTCTCCGTAGCCAAGATCATAGAAAGTACGAAGCAATTCACGAAGCGGTCGGGTCTTACGCCTGTGTTTGTCGGGTCATATTGGGACATGAGTTTTGGCAATAACTACCTGAAAGAAATTATAGCCGCCGTTCCTGGTAGTGTGAATTTGGTAGGGAAGACGTCGATAGATCAACTGTTCGGTCTGATAAAAGGCAGTGAAATAGTTGTCGGAGCGCATTGCGGACCCACCATCATGGCCACGGCGTTTCATAAAAAGACAATCATGATGTGGGCCAAGTCCTATCCAGCACAACTATTTACGCCCAATAGCCCGTTGGTCGTTGCCCCTCCCGACACGCGGAATACGACTTATCGCCCGTTGTGGACCAAGGATCTTACAGTCGATGCGTTTGTCGGTAAGATGATGGAATTGTATGAAGATAAATTGATCGGCACGTGCCTATGCGGCAGTCATCAGTTCAAAAACTATGAAAAAGCAAGTTATCACATAGAGGATACAGGAACTCCCGTAGCTACGGAGAATAAATTCGGTGAATGTGCAAAGTGCGGTGTTGTACAGCAACTGGATCTACCATTCCATAGTACGGGAGTTGAATATGAACGATTTTACGCTGCCTATCCGCCCACCACCGCAGAGTACACGGCTAAGGACTGGGACCACGACTTGCAACTGGCCCGTATCCGAAGCGATGTTTACAAACTCACGGCAGAATCGCCGAAGCGTGTGCTTGACGTGGGATGTGGCAGTGGCGCATTTGTGCATGAATGTACGAGTAGATCCCAAGTTGCTTATGGATGTGAAATCTCTACTTATGCTTACGCAAAGCCCAACGATTATATCTATCGGCAAGCGTTTGAGAAAGTGAATTTCCCGACAGATAACTTCGACTTAGTTACCTGCCACGATGTGTTAGAGCATACGCTTGATCCAAAGAGCATGATCGCAGAGATGTTTCGCGTTACAAAACAAAATGGCACATGTGTTATAGACTTCCCTCACTTCTTTGACGAAGCGGGTAAGCACCACTGGAAAGATGCCGAACATATTTGGTACTTCAACCGTGAGCAGTTAGAAACTATGCTTAAGAAGGCTGGTTTCACTATCACGTCAGTTGAAAGCCCAATAGCATCCAAGTTGGTGTTCAGTTGTACCAAGCCTGTGCAAAAGCGCCCGACAATACTGGTACCTCCTGGATTTGGAGATGCTTACTGGTCCGTAGTTAAATTGCAATCCTTTTTAGCGGCCAACAAACTTGGGGTGCCCGATGTTACTCTAGTGAGTGAGACGGGAAAGAACAATTCACACCTTCGGTCACTTGGCTTTCTCGAGATGTACCCATTCATTCATGCTAATAATGGGATCATAATCAACGATACTAAATTAAAGGCAACGTGGCATGAAGCATACGCTATGCCAGGACGCACGGTATTTACAAAAGTGGCGGGGTACGACTACTTCATCTCTTACAACGGCCACTTGCGGGTAGGCAAGCAGTTAGAAAACATTGATCCTAACTACAAATGCGACTGGCATCCACCGATGTTTGTATCATTGGAGCAAGAACGGTATAAGGCCGAAAGTCAACGGCAATATGCACCTTACTATGTCTGCTACTTCCCGTTCTATACCACGTACTCAAAGTGGGCGAGAGATTTCAACGACGCACAGGTTACAAAGACGCTCAACATCGTGTCTGAATCCTTGAATATGCGGCCCGTATTTGCCGGTGCTGCGTGGGATAGGGACGACCCTGTCGGTCACCGTTTGGTTGGTGCGGTTAAGGATTCGGTAAATCTGATGGGTACGACTACGGTTGAACAGTTATTTGGGCTATTGCGTGGAGCGGAGTTTGTTGTGGGCCACCCATCGGGCCTGACAATATTGGCGGCATCACTAGGCATTCCCACACTAATCGTTTGGAATCACTACTACAATAAGAACTTTGCTTGGTTCTGCGCCCCACCTGATGTACGGTCCAAGACATACTTTATTGATTGGACCTTTGGCCTAACGGCAGAGCGGTTGTCTAAAGAACTGATAAGTCTAGTCAAAGATGGTCGTATAGATGACAAAGTATTTCCACAACTGATAAACGATAGTGTGTTTATGAAGACTTTACCAGATAGGTCAACCATTACTGCGCCTAGAGTGATTCAACGCGCAGCCTCCGTTGCTGCAAAATCTGTCGTGCAACCAACTGAAGAAGTACCGACGACTTCCATATCTAGAGAGGGAATAAAACTAACGCCTAACGTTGACGCGACAACCGCCGTGCTTTGTGTACTGAAGAGCGGTGGTAGCTATACGGTGGACTACGTGCAGAAGTTGAAGAACATGGTAGCACGACACTCGACCGTACTACATGAGTTCATTTGCTTAACGGATGTGAACATAAAACCGGAAGTGTGCAAGACGATACGGCTCGCCCATAATCTTGAAGGCTGGTGGTCTAAGCTGGAACTGTTCCGCACTGATCTGACTGAAGCCGGTCGCATTGTGTACTTTGATTTGGACACGGTCATAACGAACAACATCGATGATGTACTTAAACTAAATACTGAGTTTGCTGCGTTGGGGGACTTCATGCCGACAGAGGACCGTGGTCGTATTGACAAGTTTGGCAGCGGCATGATGGTTTGGCACAACAATGGTTACAATTATTCGTTTCTACTTGAAGAGTTCTCCATTGAGGATACAAAAATACGTGGATGGAATTGTGGTGACCAACGCTACATAGTTGAGTCGTTAGTTGGGCGCGGTTATCCACGGGATGTGTTACAGAATTTAGTCACGGGCATTTACAGCTTCAAGCGAAACGATTGCTCCCGTGCACTGCCCAATGATGCAAGGATTATTTGTTTCCATGGTAAACCAAAGCCCCACGAAGCGTTGGGCGTCAAGTGGGTGAGGAACTATTGGCGATGACAACGGCACCAATAATTATCACTGGCGTTCCGCGCAGTGGTTCTAGCATGATCGCAGGTGTGTTTAAGATCTGTGGTGCCTTTACGGGCGCCATGGACGGTGAAGATCGTAGTTTCGAGAACATCCATATTCGGGACGAAGTAGTTGCGCCTTACTTAAAGAGTTTGAGTGCCGATCCTGGTTGTCAGTATCCGTTACCTGACATTAAGCACATGCCTATACCGGTAGACTGGGGTCGGCGCATAGATGGTTGCCTAGCTAAGGATGGCTATAGTAATGGGCCATGGATGTACAAAAGTTCTTCGTCCAGTTTGATATGGCCGGTATGGAACTATGCTTATCCTGATGCCAAGTGGGTTATCGTGCGCCGCCGTACTGGTGATATCATACGTAGTTGTATGAAAACCGATTTCATGAAAGCCTTTCGCCTTCGACAAAACCAGAGGGCTGTCGGAGTCAATGATGCCGTGGAAGGTTGGAAGTGGTGGGTGCATCAGTTTGAATCGAGATTTGTAGAGATGATTACCGAAGGGCTTAATTGCAAAGTTGTTTGGCCTGAGCGCATGGTAGTAGGTGATTATCAGCAGATGTTCGAGACCATCGATTGGCTTGGTCTGAAGTGGAAAAGTGAAGTATTGGCTTGGGTTGATCCTAAGTTGTGGAAAGCGAGGCGGGGTAATAATAGCACAATGGTTGGACAATCGGTTATAAAGCCCGTCATTAAGCTGGAAGGGTTGGGGGAATCCATAGATGGCGGGGTAATGAGTCGATAACCCGTCACAGGCTTTATACAGACTGGGGGCTAAATGGCAAATCGTGTTACTCCTGAAGAAGTTAAAGAGATCATTGATACTACGGTGAGTGAGTCGTCGATTGAGGCGTTCATAACCGCTGCTAATGCCACGATCAATGCACTGCTTGGTTCTAGTAGTTTGACTGTAGTGCAACTTCGAGAGATAGAGCGTTGGCTCACGGCCCATCTGATCACTTGTGCCAAAGAGAGGACTATCAGATCAGAAACAGCGGGGCAAGCAGATATTACCTATGAGACTCAGCCATTAGGTAAGGGATTGGATGCTTCTCTCTATGGTCAGCAAGTACGGTTACTTGATACGACGGGCATACTAGCCTCGGTCGCCGTAGGCATGCAGAAAGTCTCAATGTATACTATCACTAGTTTCGAAGGTAAAAATGACACACTTTACTGAGAGGAATCTTCGACAGACCGCGGTGTATTGGAGCGCCCCGATCAACGATGGCTATGGTGGCTTTTCTTGGGAAGAGCCGGTGGAGATCGATTGTCGATGGGAATATTCAACTAAAGTGGTTGTTACTCCTATGGGAGAAGAGAAAGTAACGGCGGCAGAAGTACAAGTTAGTCAAGATCTAGATGAGAATGGCATGCTACTGTTGGGGGTGTTGGACGACTTGGATAGTAATGAAATAAATGACCCGGCTGATGCTGGTGCCAAGCCAATCTTGCGATTCGATAAGATCCCCACTCTTGATGGATTGAACTTTTATAGGAAGGCCTACTTATGATTAAGATTGGGATGGCAAAACCGGGTCGTAAAGTATTTACAAAGTCGTTAAGTAGGACTCTCAACAGTATGAATAAGGCTATTGAAAAAATACCAGGAAGGTCACTTCAGGGGCTTATACAGGCGTCTAGGTTAATCCGGAATGATATGGATCAGACCCCACCATTGATCCCCGTCAGGTATGGCAACTTAAGGCGAAGCTATTTTTCTGTTACTAGCACGCCAGCAACGATTCGAGGCAGGAACCCCCACTTCTCATCGGTTAAGTATAAGCCGGATGAGAAGCGTACGTTGGAGGAGGGGCATGCCCAGATGTTGAAAGCGAAGTCGGCACAGGCATTTAGGAGTGGAGAACGATCGGGTCCTACAGTTATAATGGGATTCTCAGCGTATTACGGACTATATGTCCATGAAATGGTAGATCCGAAAGTGAATTGGACGAGGCCGAACAGTGGTCCCAAGTTCTTTCAGGCATCTATACGACGGAATAAGAAAGAAGTCCTCAGAATAATTCGAGATTACGCGAGGATTCCGAAATGAATCCTACATCTGAAGATGTGAAAGACATGCTGGTAGCGGAAAGTAGTTTGGGACTTGCTTTCGCAACAAATTTGTTTGTAGGTAGAGAGCCTACTACACCAGATGATTGCACTACAGTGTATGATACTGTGGGGTATCCCCCAGCTATCACGTTTGATGGCAACGGGGACTATTATTATCCTTCTGTACAGATACGAGTACGGAATCGTAGTTATCTGGACGGGTTAGAGCTAATCCAGCACATTGTTGAAGCCTTGCATGGTCGACACAATGAGACTTGGAACGGTACGTTGTATACGACGATTGTCTGTCAAAACGATCCTGGGATTCTCGATTGGGACGAGAATAACAGGGTCAGGTTTATTGTCAACTTCAACTTACAGAGGAGGTAGATATGTCAGCTATATCCGGTGTTGGAACTGGATTTTTCCGCTGGGATGTAAACACGGGCGTGTGGGACAAGATTGCTCAAGTCAAGAGCATCGCTGGCCCAACTATGACCCGTGCCTTTATCGACACCACCACGCTAGACACGACCGGTGGTTATCGGACCTTTATTGCGGGCTTCCGTGATCCTGGTCAGATTACCCTGTCAATGAACTTTGAGCGTGAGGGTTATGAAGCAATGAAGTTGGACTTCGAAGTTGAGGAAGTGCAGAACTATCAGATTGTCCTTCCTGACACGGATTCCACTTCGTTGATGTTTGAAGGTCTGGTCACTGAACTCCCTCTCAACATCCCGACAGACGATGTTGTGACGGCAGATGTGACCATCAAGGTGACCGGTTCGGTTACACTTGAATCCGGTAGTCAGTCTGGCTCAGTCTAGGCTGTAGTATAGTAGCAAGATCTGTCCTAATCACGGACTCATTTAACCTTAATCAACGTAAACAGGAGATAATCAGATGGGACAGTTAGACAGGATGAAGTTGCTTGAGAAGGAAACGCTTAAGATCGAAAAGGTTGACCTCGGTGGTGGGGATTTTGTTCATGTTCGCCAGATGACGGGTCGTGAGCGGGATCGCTTTGAGCGTTCTCTGTTGCTTGAAGTTGAAGATCGCAAGGGGAACGTCACCTACAAGCGGGCGCTGGAAGATTTCCGTGCCAAGTTGGCCGTCAACACACTCTGTGATGAGAAGGGTGATAATTTAATGGAGCCTACTGATGCTGACGTTCTTAGTCAGCACATGAGTGCGGCTCGTCTTGAGCGCATCGTAGATAAAGCGCAGGAGCTGAACAAAATTAGTGAAGAGGACAAGGAAGCAATGGTAAAAAACTCCGAGGGCGGCCAGACCGACGTCAGCAATTCAGGATCTGCCGCGATCTCGGATTCGCCCACCCCGACCAATGGTTAGCCCAATTAACGGCTGATCAAGTTACAGAATGGCAGGCATATGAGACGTTGGAGCCGATGGGTGCTGTTCAGGCCAATTACATGGCTGCTCAGATATGTGCAGTTATTGTCAACATACTGCAAGCCGTGTTCAAAGGTAAAGGACAGCACCCAAAGACCATCAGTCCGTTGGACTTCATTCCTGACTGGGGAGGTGGGGATGACTCTCATGATAGTAAGAAGTCTACACCTAGCAAGGCAGAAACTGTAGATGAGATGAAGGAGTTTTTCCAGCAGTTCACTAGAGCCCAGTCAAAGAAAAAGAAGAAGAAAGGTATCAATGAACATCGGCGAATTAGTAGCAAGCCTCCGGGTTGATATCAAAGATCTTCAGAAGACAGTGCGAGAGCTATCTAAGTTTACTTCAACTGCAGAAAAGCAGCTTGAAGGCGTTCTTAAGATGGCCGACGCTACAACTGCCTCGATAGAAAAGTTGGCTGGAGTGGCATCTTCTTTGGCTACGACAGCTAATACTATCATAACGACGATGAAGGAATCTAGCAAGCAAGTGAAGGCTCTTGGAGATAATAGTGAGGTGGCTGAGAAAGGAGTGAAGAAGGTTGTAAAAGCTCATAAAGATCTTGAAAAAGGTTTGAAGGATACCTCCAAGACTATGGCAGATTCCACCAAGATAGCAGCTAAGTGGGAATGGCAGATCGAGGATGGGCATAGAGTCATGGTGGATATCAACAAGGCCACCCCACAAGTTGTGCGTAGTTTGGGAGCTGTTGAGCGCGCTATGGTCGGCTCAGCGGGAGCGACTGCCAAGAACTCTCAGGCTATAAACATCGGGATGCGGCAGTGGGAACGATATGAAGTAACGATCAAAGACACAACTGCGGCGATGGCAGAAGTTAAGAAAGCTCAGGGCCGTTGGTTGGGCTCACAAGTTGGTGGGATAAGTGCGTTTGAGCTCCCACTTGGTACAGTGCTGCCGGCAGGTAGACTAAAAGATGCTGTTAATACTTCTGAGCAATTAGCTAGGGCCACATCTGGAGTCAAAAAGTCGGTAAGCGAACTTATTACTTCAGTTTATAGTGGTGGTCAACAGTGGGGAGTGTATTGTAAACAAGTAGATAATGTTAAAGCTCACCTTAAAGAAGTCAGCCTCATGGGTGGGCGTATGTTAGGGGATACGGTATCCGGGCGCAAGATGTTTGCGCTACAAACTGGAGTACAGCTGCCATCTGATGTGGTACGGAATGCTGCGGACTTCAAGCAAATAATAACGGATGCTAATGTACAAAGCATGGGGATAGTAAAGAACTTTGAAAAAATGACTGGAGCTTTCATTAGATTTGGCAAAGCCGTTGATCCTACGATGGATAGGATTGAAAGTGGGGTTGGCAAAGGATTAGAGGCTCGTATTAAGCAGCAGCAAGCTAGTATTGGAATGCTTAGTCAAGCTGCGAAGCCTCCCCCTTTAACTTTACCACCAATCGGTGGTACCACCGCCCCGTCATTCCTCCGTACCCTCGGAGTAAAAGAACTAGATCGCTACAATTCCTCTCTTAAAAATTCCGCATTATTACTCCAGCAACAAGCCAAAAACGCAAAAGTGGGTGGCGAGCTATATGACGCTTACTGGAAGAAGATCGATCTAGTAGCTGATGCTCAGAGCCGTATGTCCACTCGAGCGGCCAGTCTTGTCAACACTATAAAGACACAAAATGGGCTAGTAGTCCAAGTAACTGATACCTGGAATAAGTTCAAGGCCGTAAACTACGCCGCAGCTAAAGCTCAGCTTGGCGTGTCTGGAATGGCTGGTAAAACTATCGCAATGAAAGAGCTGGGCAAGGCATGGGAAGAAGTGAATACTCCTGTTCAGCGAGTCATCCGCTTACTGCCCACAGCTCAACAAGGTCTTAAAGGCGTCAGTGGTGAGATGGACCACACAACAAAGTCCGCCTCTAGCTTGTGGAAGATCCTAGACCAGAATCGCCAGATGTTAGGGGATGTCGCAAAGGGACTTAATAATGTTACGCTTCAGACCAAGCCAGTATCACAGGTGGTAGATCAATTTGGTCGGGCGACTAGTAAAGCCCAAGCATGGGAGCCGGTTAAAATTGAGGCAATACAAGCCGCAGTCAACGCCACAAAACAGGTCGGCTTCCTAGGTCAAGTTGCTGGTCGGGTACAACAAACTTTCTCGTCGTTAGGCCAGACAATAGGTAAAAGTTTCCAGAGTGCGTGGGAGTATACAAAGCGCCTTGTCACTGGTAGTGAAGATGCGTCTCGAGCTGTATCGAAGGGGGCGGTCGCTGCTGGCGCTGGGGCTAGCGCACATGGGAGGGCCGCAGCGGCCAATGATGAATATGCTAGGTCGTACAACAGATTGGGCAATCAAGCTAGTATGGCTTCTGGTAAAGTGGCTACCGGTACCAGGCAAGTTGCTGGAGCCGCAGCCGCTCTTCGTCAAGGCCAACAGACTGCTCTGGATTTTATCAAGAACGTTGCTATTGGTATGTTGGCCTATCGCCTTATTTTGGGAGTGTGGAGTTCTATCACTGGAGCGATACGCAACATAATAGGGGCTTTTATAGATTTCCAAGC